GTTTCCCAGTCACGATCAGATGGAGACACAGAAAATCTATTCTACAAATATGGTGAAGGTATTATGGGACTCACTACGGAGTCGATGGACAAACTCTCAAGAGAAGTCCTCAGACTCTATGAAATCGAAGTCAGAAGACTCCTCCAAATTTGAGGGGTACTATACAAGTATCGAGGTGCTACCATTACACAGCTGGATTAAATGTTCAGAAGGTGAACTCACATATTGCCGAATAGATAGCCAGGCTGGATCAGAAGACGTTGATCACAAAGTTTGGGACATCATCTACGATGACTACATCAACAAACATGGACTCAATAAGATGTATGAAAAGATGTTGAATACCATGATAAAAAAAGCAAACGCAGAGCTCGACTTCTGTATCACTGGGAACAGAATAAAGTTGACAGAGGCAGAGATTCAAGAGACTAAACTTGAAACAATGCTCTCAAACAAAGGATCTGGAATGACTATAAGTCAGACCTTGATTCACCTCAGTAAATGGATCGGTCACTGGCTGAATACAAAAAGCATTACCACTCAAGAATACTTTAATCTCTTGAGTGAATTTGAGAAACAAAACAAACAACAAAGCAATGGCAAAGAAGATAAGTAGTAGAGACATATTCGATCAAGAAGATATCTTCAAAGGTATACGAGACTCTGCAAAGCAAACCATTACCATGATGAACAACCTCCAGAAGGAGGTCATGGAGACTGCTGACGCATTAAAGAAGTCTATCGGTGGAGCAAAGTTTGACTCTGCAAAGGCCATCAAGAATGTTGTGGATGTTACCTCAAAGGCAAACAAACTAAAAAAAGAATCTATCCAGATTGACAAACTCAAGAAGGATGCAATGATCAAGGAGGCGAAGGCACTCCAAGAACTTGAAAAGATAGAACAACAGAAACTCAAGACTCAGTCTCAACAGATGCGAAATGATAAGCAACAGAGACAAGAGAAGGAGAGACTTCAAAAGATAAACCAGAAGGCAGTCAAGACTGCAAATGATGAGGCAAACGCATATAAGAAACTTGCAAAGAATACCAGAGATCTAAAGAACGAATCCAAGAGACTTGGTGCAGAGATGTTGCTACTCGAACAATCTGGAAAGAAAAACACAAAGGCATACAGAGATTTAAGCAACCAATATAAGAAAGTCACTGCATCGGCAAAGCAAGGAGATCAAGCACTCAAGAAACTGGACAAGTCTGTCGGTGACAACTTCAGAAACGTAGGAAACTATAAGGATGCTATTAAGGGACTTGTCGGTGTACTTGGTACTCTTGGTGCTGGTATTGGATTGGGACAGATATTTAGAAACGTGACTGGAGTCATGATGGACTTCGATCAAGCACAAGCCGATCTAACTGCAATCTCTGGAAAGACAAAAGAAGAACTCGCTGGACTTACTGAACAAGCCAAAGAACTTGGAGGTACTACTCAATTTACTGCAACAGAAATCACATCTCTTCAAATTGAATTAGCGAAGTTAGGATTTACAACTGAGGAGATATCTGCATCAACTGAGGCTGTATCAAACTTTGCATCTGCAACTGGATCAGATCTTGCATCTGCATCCAAAGTGGCTGGATCAACATTGAGAGCATTTGGTTTAGATGCCTCAGAGATGGAGAGAGTAGTTTCTACTCTTGGAGTGGCTACTACAAAGTCCGCACTTTCATTCAGTACATTTGAGACTGCGATGTCAACCATTGCACCAGTATCGGCAACATTTGGATTCAGTGTTGAGGAGACAACTGCACTACTCGGAACATTGGCAGATGCTGGATTCGATGCATCATCATCGGCAACTGCAACCAGAAACATTCTATTGAACCTGGCTGATGCTAATGGTGATCTTGCCAAAGAAATCGGCAGACCTATCAATGGAGTAGAAGACTTAGCAGAGGCATTCGGAGAACTTGAAGACAAAGGAATTGATCTTGGTGAGGCACTTGAATTGACAGATAAAAGATCTGTAGGTGCATTCTTACAGATTGTAAAAGGATCAGACAAGTTGGTACAATTCAAAGATTCCATAACAGATGTAAATGATGAGCTCGAAGAGATGGCCAAAAAGAAACTTGATTCGGTTCGTGGTCAAGTCACTCTTCTTGGATCTGCATGGGAAGGATTTATTCTCGGTCTTGATGATTCTACTGGAGCATCAAATACGTTGAAGGAAGCCATAGGATTTCTTGCTCGTAATCTTGGCGAGATAGTCTCAATAATTGGAAAGGTCATCAGAGCATTCTTAGTCTATAAGGCAACAATGACCACATTAAAAGTATTGAACTTTGCTTTCACTGGTGGTCTTAAAGATATCGGTAAACAATTTGCAAAGAACATACCTTTGACAAAGGCATACGCACAAGAACAGAAGAGACTGGCAACTGCAACCAAAGAAGGACAGATGGCATCCACTGGTCTTGGTGGTGCAATTGCTGGAATAGGTTTCGCAGTGGCTATCGGTTTGGTCACTGAGTTAGCGTTCCAATTTTATGACCTGGCCTCTGGTATGTCTGATGCAAGGAGACAAGCCGAACTCATAAAAGCACAAGAAGAGGCTGGTAAGAAGAGAAGAGATGAACTCATAAAAAAGGAGAAAGAACTATTCAATGAAAAGAAAAGACTTCTGGATCTTGAAATGGATACAAGAAGAGCAAACACTACCAGCGAAAAGGAACTCAAAAAGATTGATGAGGATCAAATCAAAAGAGAAAAGGAACTTCTCAATACTTCGATTGAAGGCATAAACAAAAGATCTGAATCTGCAACCAGAACAAGAGACGAATTGCTAAAGGATCAGAAAGCATTTGCAAACTACTCAAAAGACTTTGACAAGAACTTTGGAAAGATCACTGAACTTGTAGACAAATATGGAGCAAGAACCAAAAGTGCAACAGACAACTGGCAAGTCTTATTGTCATCTAAACTGCAAGGAGGTATCAAAGAACAACAGACGATCATTGATGGCCTGGCTACTCAGACAAAAGAATGGACTGATGAATTGGATCGTGCTGGTGTAAAAGAGAAGGAACTCGTCAAATCAAACAAACCACTAAAAGACAAGCCAAAGACACAAAAAGAACTCAATACTGAATTCAGTAAAACAAATCAATATCTGTCTCAACAAATTAAACTTTTGCAAGAACTTCAGAAGATAGAACAAGAACGTGATCTTTTGTCACAACAAAGAGATATTGATACTGAGTTTAACAAACAAATTGAGAACATCAAGAAGACTGGTGAGTTTGATGCCGATCAACTTAATCAACTCATAGATGAAAAGATCGAGACAGAAACTCGATACATTGAACAAAGAACTGAGTTCGCTAAACAATCAAGACTTGATCAATACGACTTTGAACGTAAAGCCAGAGAACAAGCACTGAAAGATGAGAGAGATGCATTGCTAAAAAAGGCAATCGATAATCAAGAAGCACAAGATAAGATCAATGCAAATTATCAGACCAGACTCACTGAGCTCAGTAATGAAGAGATAGATAGGAAGGCCGATGTCGACCTTGAACTTGAGGTTATGGAAGAGGAGAAAGTCAATAAGATTTTAAAGATCCAAGAGGAAGGATACAAATCATCTGAAGAACTTCTCGAACAATTTACTGATGAAGTGGCATCTTATGATCAGAAACAAATTGAGAGAACTAAAGAAACTCAAAAGACAATAAAAGAAATAGTCAAAGGTGGTGCAGATTATTTCATTCAGCAATCACAGAGAAAGATTGATCAGATCAACAAAGAGATAGCAAAGGCCACAGAGCAATACGATTACTTTAAACAACTTACAGTCAATGGTAATATTGATGCAAAGGAAAGCCTGGCCGAACAACAGAAGATCATAAACGAGGCAAACAAAAAGAAACTTGAAGAGGAGAAAAAACAACAAAGAATAAGACTTGCAGAATCTGTCTTCAATACTTACTCCAGCAAAGTAGAATCAAATTCTCCCAATCCACTTGCAGAGACGATCAGAGACACTTCTCTATTGTTGCAATTTATAAACTCTATACCAGCATTCTTTGATGGTACAGAAGACACTGGATCAAATGGTCAAGGGGAAGATGGTCGAGGTGGTTTCCATGCAGTCCTTCATCCTAATGAAAGAGTAGTTCCAAAGTCATTGAATCAACAGATCGGAGACTTGACCAATGAGGAACTGACTAAGATCGCAGTGGATTATAAGAATGGTCGAGTGGTCGAAGGTGCTACACAGATGACCTCATCGATGGATCTGGCTATCTTAGTGAATGAATTGACTGACATCAAGAAGACTATAGAAAACAAACCAGAGACAAACATCGAACTCGGTGAGATCACTCAGTCAATGATGGAGGTCGTAAAGTCCACAAGAAAAGGGAACACAATTGTCTACAACAGATACAAAATAAAAAAGTAAATGAGACACTTTATAAATGGTATTGAGATTGCACCAAAGAACTTGACAGAGATCGGAGTAGTATCGACATTCAATGATGATCCAGATATTCTATCACTATCAGTGGACTCTGTTATTCTACCAAGAGAGGGAAAGGATATCGTTCAGAACCATATCGAAAACGTTGGACTATTCGAGGGTATTCCTTACTCTGTACAGATGAGTTGCTGATCGTGACTGGGAAAC